TGCCGTATCTTTCGTAGTTAGGGTTTAGCCAGTTAATGATGCTAGGCAAGACTGATACGAGAGCCGCATTGGCAATTGCATCGACATCTAGGCCGACTGCTAGATAGGTCGCTAGCGCCGTTGCTAGGAATGTCTTTGCCCAGCTCTCTGCCATTTTCTTTAAGTCGCTCATTAGCTTCTCCTTCGAGGTTGAAATAACTGCCATCTTTGTCTCCCAAAGTTGTAAATGAAATATGGAAATGCGAGCGATGAGGGTTAGCGCCTTTATATGTCCGGCGCTTCCAGCCCAGTATCGGACTCATAATCTTTCCATCGTAGATTATGTATTTTATTCGCTTATCGCCTTTCTTGGCTAACTTGCGAATCTTCTCAACTAACGCGTAAGCCTCTTCTTTGTGAGCTGATAAATCAGCATCAATATCTAAAGCTCTAACGATTCCATCGATTGGTATATGGTCAGAACTGCCTTTAGCAAGGTGTCGAGCATCAGCAATCCAGCCATCAGACTTCCTATCCCGATCAGGATAATCATCATCGATTTGCTCCCGAAGCTGAATGCCTGCTGCACATAGTTTCGCCATTATCTATAAAGATTGTTCCAGCCTAGAGGCCAAGTGCCTTTAAATCATCAGCATTAAGACCAAGAGCTGCTAATTTGGCCTCGGCTGCCAATTTCTTTGCTGCCTTTTCTGTTTCGGCTGCTATGAAATCTGTGTGTTGTTGAATGCGGTCTTTTTCAAAATCTTCAGCTTCTTTTCCTGTTAATTCTATTGTTTCATCATTTACGCTTACTTTAATCTCGCTCATCTTATCTCCTACTTTTCATATCCATAAATTGCAATGGAACCCGTCATAGTGCCTGCCGTTGGGAAAAATGTTATTCCTTGGAATTGTGTATTATCATTAAAGCCGCCGCCACCACCAATACCAACAGGCGAAGTGCTATCTTGAATAGCACCTACCATTGTGAAACTTGTTCTTTTTGCTAATTCTGGATTAATAACATCAAAACATAACATTTGGAATTGAGTGCTGTTATTTTCAATTCTTGCGACATCGGCAGAAGTTGCCGTTGGGCCGCTTGCTATGGGCGCAAAACTTCCATCACTTCTTGAACCGCCTGATCCTGTAAAATACAAAGCAGAAGTATTATCTGTGCCACTGGAACTAAATCTTAATTTCATACTAGCTGAATTGGTGCCAGTATTTACAATGAAAATAACCTTGTAATTTTCATAAGTAGAACTAAAGCAATCGGTTACTGATTTGCTTGATACTGCTGAAAATGTGCTGGAGTGTATTTTTGTTAAAGCACCACTTGAAGCCGCAGCCCACTTTAACCCTGTTGCGGTTGATGAATCAGCCGTAAGAACTGTGTTATTTGCGCCAACGGCTAATCGACTTACTGTATCAGCTGCCGTTGCAGCAATAATATCGCCCTTAGCATCGACAATAGATTTAGCGATTGCAGCTGCTGCATTGTTAAATACTGTTGTATCTACGGCGCTGCCAAGCGTTCTTATGGCTAAAGCGCCATCCTTGACTAGATCCGTATCGTCTGGGGTTTCCCAGTTGTAATTTGTTGTATTGGCCATTTAGCTAATAACTCCTATCGCATCTTGCCATTCTAAGGTATTGAGCACACTATTCCAGCTTTCTGCTGCATTGACCTGAGCCCATTGTTGGGCAAAGGCCGAGAACTCTGTTGGGGTAGCTAGGAAGGTAACTGATAGGCCTGAGACTGAGGCATTAAAAGTCCAGCCCTCGATAAAGCCAGTAAATTCGCCACCTAGGATATTGAGGGGCAAGTTGGTAATTCTGACTGGCTGGCCCATAAATATATTTAATAGGGCATTTCTATCAGCGTCATCAATCTCTGGCGATTGCAGGGCGAAGGTAATCGATTGGAAGGTATTTCTAGGCCAAGCCCTAAGACCAATCAAGCGATCTGCTACATCCTCGACATCAGCCGCGTTCTTTAAATAGCTATTAAATTGCTCGGCAAATAGGCCATATTCCGCCTGAGAGTCTAAATCTTGAGCAGTATAGGAGTTATTAAAATTGTTGCCATAATCCATAATAATTTTATTGCTTAAATCGCCTTGGCGCTGGATTACGCCAATGCCAGAAGCGATGGCGTGAGAAGCGTCTAAATCTGTGTAGCCATTGGCTATTAGATAATCTTGGCGATGGCTGGCATCCGCGTAGTTAATATTGCCGTTGGCATCTTCATACATATAACCAAGGGCTGAGCTAGCAATTTGATTAATGATTGGGTAGATGACGCTATCGGTAATTTGACGGCTAACCATCGTATATTCGCCAGCGTCAATCTCGCCAAGTCCAACATCTCCCGCATCAGACCAAATCTCGGTAGCAGGTTGGTAAGTTGCCCAAGTTTCGGCTGGTGGCAATTCATTCCAACTGGCTAGCAATAAATCATCTAGCAAGTCTGTAATCTGCGCGCCGTCTAAACCTTCGGCTAGGTTGCCATCGAATATTGCTCTTTGAGTTTTAGCCAAAGCTCCAATAGCCGTAATTCTTAAGCTTGTAATTACTGCACTAGATCCTGCGCTGCGGACTATTTGTCTTAAGTCTGAAACGCGACCGCCAAAAATGGCCACATAAGCGCCAGTCGTATCTTTGACTTCAATAGTTACTGCGGTGTTAATACTAAAATCATAATTAGTGCCATCGGTATTTATTACTTCTAGCGAGCAATAACCTGCTGGAGTAGGTGAGTTAATATCTTGACGGCCAGAGGTAATAGTTAGGTTGCTTAAAGTAACCGAGGTTAATTCGCTGCCATTGACTAGAATTTTCCAATCGGGAGTCCAAAGGGTCATAGGATTTGAGCCGAAGTCCTTAGATCGCCAGCGCCAGTAGTTCCGCGATTAGTGGAGTTGTTGAGCGCCAAGATGACTGCTCTAGTAAATCCTTCTTCATCGATAGCCGATGGAGCATTTACATTGACTATTACATTACCGCGCTCTTCTCCGCGTCTAGCACCTGCAACATCAAATCCAGATGGAATTGGGCCACCAGTTGGATTTAAACCTGAAGGAAAGGTAGGCATCGTTCCTGTAACGACTGGAATGGTAACTCCACCGCCACCACCGCCACCACCGCCACCACCGGTGCTTCCCCCACCAGTAGAACCGCCACCTGTAACGCCCCCACCAGTAGAACCGCCCCCACCTGCGCCAACACTAGGAGAAGTAAAAGTTGGTTTTGTTATTGTTGGAATATTAGGTAAAAGTGGGATGGCATTATAAGCTCGAATTAATCCATTAATAGCATCAATAGCAAATCCAACGGCGCTTTGGATTCCCTTAACTACTGCGCCAATTACATCTAAAATGCCACCAGCAACTTTACCAATAAACCCGAGCGCTGAGCCAAGATTATTGATTAATATAGGAACTACAAAATCTTTAATAAATCGCCATAAAGTATTTAATGCTTCTTTATTTCTTTCAATCGCTTCGGTTACTGGCTTCATTGCTGTATCTTTAAATTCAATAAACTTTGGAATAACTGTGTTAATAAAATAATCAAGAAGATTCTTTAATGTAGGCAATAAAGCAGCTCCTACTGATTCTTTGGCTTCATCAAAGCCCACTTTGAGTCTTTGAATCTGACCTTCAAAGGTATTGGCTTGGACTGTTGCTTGGCCACCAAAGGTTTCAGCTAATTGCTGCATTGTGCCATCAAGTCCAAGAGTCTTAATCTCGGCAGTTGAAAGACCAATGCCTAATCTGCCTAGAGCTCCTGTGTTGCCCTCATAGGCTTTTCCAAGGGCATTGGATACTGCCTCGACGCTCTTACCCGTAGCAGCGCTAATATCCAAGGCTAAAGTTAATAATTCTTGCGACTTCTGAACTGACCCTGTGGCAGTAGCTAAACGCTGAAGTGCTGGGCGCAGTTGATCATCAGCAACACCAGTAGCCAAAGAGGTTTTTAATATTTGCTCTTCAACTGCTGCAATCTGTTTTTCAGTCGCTCCAGTTACATTCTGTAAAGCCTTGGCTAATCTGGCCTGAGCAGCCTCATCTTCAATAGCTGCCTTAACGCCATCAACTGCTAACTTGACTGCATAGGCCGCTGCTGCTGCCGCTGCTGCTGCAAAGGCGGCTGCAGCGACTTTGCCAAATTTCTCCATCTTGCCGCCAAAGCCTTCAACCTCTTTAGAGCCAGTATCGAGCTTCTTTTTTAAATCATCGACATCAGCAAGAATCGAGAGTTTAAGTGTTCTACTGCCAGCCATTACTTATCCCATTCTTTCAATATCTTGGAAAATGCTTCTTGCCATTTTTTAATCAATTCAGGCTGAATCTTACGAAGGGTTGGGTAGATAAAGTAGCCAGCATTGCCGCGACCTTTGCTGGGTGTTCTTCTCGGGAACTGACGCAAGCGATTAGATCCAAATTCATAACCTGCCCAGAGTTTTTGTGTGCTACCGCCACCAGAAAAGCGCTGACTAGCAAATCCGTATGAGAACTCTCCGATTTTGGAACTGGCCGATACTTTGACGCCTGTGGTGATTCGGCGGACTGCTTCTTGGCCAAAGGTTCTGGTGAGTCCATAGGCTTTAATTTCGTTGGCTGCGTAAGTAGCCAGCGCGCTAGATTCTCGTTTAGCTTGGCTAACGGCTTCATCATCCATCGCTTTAAAAGCGGTAATGATTGAGCGGAGCTCGCGCTTGTCGTAACTGATTGGTAACTCATCTGCCACCGCTACGCTCCTTTAAAATATCTATCGCCGTTAAGACTTGATCTATATCAGTCCAGTAAGTCATCGGAATTCCAGTTGCTATTGCAATCTCGACTATTAGTCGGTTG